GGCACTCAGCAATAGCATTCTTGCCGACTGCGTATCTGCGCCTGTTACTCCGGTTGCTCACCTACGGCGACCACCACGCCGCCGCCCAGCTCCGGCCGAAGGGACGATCGTCACGTCTCCGCGGTTGCGCTGAGCGCCGTTCGCGGTCTCGAAAGCGTCGTCAGCTTCGGTCATGAGCCTGGGCAGGATCTGCTCGGGCGCGAACTTCTTACCCAGCCAGTAAGCCAGGCTGGAGACGAACGCTTCCCGCATGTAGTACGGAATGTCCGGCTCGTCACTCGCGTAGCCGGCATCCTGGAACTTCCTCATCACATCCATGATGAGGGTGTCTGTCGAATTCTCTGGGACCGGCCACAGGTAAACGGTGACCACGGTCGTTCGCTTGTCAGCGAAGTAACGGCTGGGCCTGCCTTGAGTAGTCTTGTCCGGGATCTCCAGCCATTCATCCCGGCTCATCGGGTAGATGCCGGTGTCATTGCCATCACGGCGCACCACGACGTTGTTCACGTCGATCACCCTGCCATCGGTGTCCGGGTCGATGCTGTAGTCCTGAGTGCCCTGCACGAGCGCGAACGGAGCCAGCCGGTCGATCCGGAAGTCCTGGTTATCCTTCGTTGCCCAGTAGGCGAGCATGAAGTTGATCGACCGTCGAGCGCTGATCAGGTGAGAGGGATCGAGAGTGCCAGGGTCTACCCGACACCGCTCGAACGCCTCGTCCACACAATCGGACAGCTCAGGCGACCAGAGGTACGTTCCTGAGCTTGCCACTTACGACTCCTGGGTGATCACTACACGCGCAGTGCCGGTGCCTGTGCCAGTCAGTCTGAGCGCGAAGGCGTTCAGCGGCTTGGCTACAGTCATCGGCGTCGAGACAAGGTTCGCCTCGAACGGATCCCAGTTGGCAGAAGCCGCTGGTACGTGCTCGATGTTGTTCACATCGTACGAGCTGGCAGGGCCTCTCGTTACGTTGTCCAGCGTGTAGTCTGCTGCCACTCCGGTGAGTCCGCCTGCAGTGACCTGGATCATGATGTTCTGACGCTCTCGCGCAATCGGAACATACACGACGCCAGTGTTCACCACCGACACGACGATGGGGCGTGAAGCTGAATTGCTCATGTCTCGCCCCTATCAGTCGTTGATTTTGCCGTCGTCGTCCATCGTATAGGTGATGTACGCCACCGACGTTCCGGTGCCGGGTGTGCCGCCGCCTGTGCCTGCAGTGATCGCCGCATCAGCAGTCAGCGCTACGCCGAAGCTCACGCCTGGAACGGTTGCTGTCGCTACGTTCACGGACAAGTCTGCATCTGCTGCAGCACCATTGAGCAGCGCATCGTTCACCGCGCCAAGGCCGATGTCCAGCAGCGGAGTCGTGCCGCCAGTGTGGCCTGATACCACAGCGATACCCAGAACGATTGCGCCTCTCGGCAGAACCTTTCCTGTCGCCGTTCCTGCGGCCGCCACCGGGTTCACCGGCACAGCCATGATCATTGGCAGCACTGCCGGGCTCGGGCCGGTCAGTTTGGATGCGGAGCTGTTCGTTGCTCCACGACCGCGCCAGTAGCCTGTGGTTGTCGTTCGCTTTCCCATCTGTCTGTCTCCAGTCCCTTACGGGTCTTCAGGGTCAGAAGGAGGGGCCATCCCCTCCCTCCTCATTGGTGGTGAGGTCAGCTTTTAGCTGGCCCCTGCGCTACCGAACGAACCGCGATAGTCAGACCATCCGAAGCTGTAACGCTCCCGAGCCTTGTACCGCATGTTGCCGGTCTCAAAGTCACCCTCGATACCGCGCTGGATGTTCTTCCGCACGAAGTGCTTCAGTCCGTCCATTGCGTCCGTGATCAGGAACCACGCATTCGGGTCCGTCAGACGGTGATTCTCGAAGGCGCCGCCGGGGATCTTGCCCTTGGAGCGGAGTGCGTTGACATCGTTGTCAGCCGTACCGGGTCGCTGCGAGGACTTCATGATCCGCTCGGCAGTGAAGCCGAGATCCGTCGGGATGATGAGGCGCAGGGGAACTACCGCGATATTGATACCGCGCTCATCCACCCACTTGGAGATCTGAATGCAGGCTTCCTCCAGGGAAGTTTCAGACAGATCAGCAGGAGTTGCGAAGGTGTTCGCCTGCACGCCGCCGCCCCACAGGGGGTGGCTGGTGCTGAACAGCGGAACCCCATCGCCGCCGGTATAGGCAGCGTTGAAGCCGTTGTTCAGAGTGGCAGCACCTTTCACTTCCTTGGTGTGAACCATGGAACGTGCCAGGGCACGCGAGTACTTGGAGCCGACTCCGCCGTAGAGGTTGTCCTCCTCAGCTTCCTCGGTGATGGCAAACGCCAACGCGATGGTCTCATGCACGTAACGTGACGTGTATGCTTCCCCGCCGTTGTCGTAGCTCACAGGGCCGCCCTCGGCTTTCACCGGAGCCCCTGCCAGGCCAGCCATCAGCACGTCTTCCTCGTACGCTTTGGTCGAACTCTCGACCTCGTAGATCGGTCGCCATTCCTGGGCGTGACGCTTGTACTCCATGCCGAAAACAGTGTTCAGACCTTCCTGCAACTGCTTCCGGAAGGTAGCTCTATTCATGACGCTCATGTTAGCTATCTCCCTTAAATTGCAGTGGCGAGGCCAGGTGTCGAACGCTCGTGCGAGACGAGTGTGCAACGGACCTTGGCGAACGCGCCGTATTCAGATGGGAAGATCCCGCCGATACCTTCGGCGAGGCCCACAATCCGAACCTGCGGGTTGGTGGTAGCAGCCGCGTCAATGAACGCTGCAGAGCGTCCAGTGGCAGCGCTGCCTGGATTGGTTGTCTGGTCGATCTCGAAAACGAGACCAACATCAGCAACCGCGAGGGTGCTGATCTGGGCGACCAGTTCCAGTTGCGGGTCGTCATAGACGAACGCCTTTACCACCTTGGTGGCATCGGCGAGCGCTACGCCCGGCCAGTACTGGGACCACTTGATGTCGCCTTCGTCGTTGACATATTGACAGCCAGCGAACACACCCAGGACCCGAACCACGGCGGTGCCGTCGGGAGCCTTCTGAATGTCCCTGCCCGAACCTGCGCTTTGAACGAGGTCGCCAGAAAACAGCGCGGTCGCGTAGTTATACGCCACCGTGTATTCCGACATTCGAGCGGGGGTGCCACCGGCCGAGTGAATGTTCGGGCGAAACCCGAAAGGAGCATTCGCATTAGCCATCGTGAGTTACCTCTCAGTCGTCTTCGGCTGCCTCCACTCGCCTGCCGACTTGTCGGGCAGGGTGGGTCACCGAAGTTTTATGGGTTCGTACAATCGGTTGACCTGGCACCTGCGCGTTATCGAGGTCGTGTTCAACGGCCGCCATCTGACTATCAGTTACGCTCTGATAGTAGTCGCGTTGCTGTTGGTACACGGCTTTTGGCATCTCGCAGAGCATGAGGTCATCCACTATGAATCGACCTTCAGAAAGCCCGGCACGCGATCCCATCTCGGCGAAGTCGTTCGGGATCGTCGAAGCATCCCTTGGTCTCCACCCTTCACGGGTTCGCATATTGACGTTTCTGGGGTCCTCCGCACCTCTCACGGATATGCGAATCCAGCGCTGCACCATCCCTGGACGGGGGTCCGGGGCCTGCAGTGAACTGGGTCGAATCCATGGACCGACTGGTCTTTCCTGGTGGGTGGCACGTTCCTCCGACAGCTCGTCCACACGACTGTCGTGCCCACGAGATAGCTTTCGCTCCTCATGTGGTTGCGCCGATTCGTTATCGGCGACTTCTTGATCAACTTCCGGCGAATCATCGGCGGGAAGTCTGGTTTGCTTGTTAGCCATTAGCGGCCTCCTCGGCGTCTGCTTGACGCTTATTCAGGGCGTACTCCTTGACGTGCGATGGATTCTTTGGATCCAACCCGAAGCGGCGCATGTTGGCAAATTCAACGGGACCCAGCTCGACCTTGTTGCCGGTCGGCTTGCGCGGAGCGCTGTCCCGTGAGGCGTCATCAGCGGCAGCAACCGGCGAGCGACCTTTGTCTCTCGGGGTTCTGCGCTGGCCTCGTTGATCCTTGGAACCTGAACCGCTGTCGTCGTCGAACATCTCAGGCATCTTTTCCTGAAGCCGACGGTTCAGTTCCTCGTAGTACTCCTCGTCGTCAGGGCTGTACCCATCGGCGAAGACTTCGCGGTCGATCCGGTTTGCCAACCGGGTCTGCCGCTCGAAGCCGCCCCGCCCGTACCAGTCTGCGTGAGTGTCCTTCCACTCGCCGACCAGCTCGTTGCGGGGTGAGGCTTTGGTACGGGCCGGCGGATCATCACTCAGATCGTCATCCGGATCATCGTCCGCGGTGTACCTGGCAGCTATCTTCTCGGCCTTGAGGTCGGTCAGGCGCGACGTGAGGCGCACGTGCTCCTTCGTTTCCCCTTTCTCGATTGCCTGTTCGAGTTGAGCCTCGATGTCAGCTACCTGACGGTCCAGGTCGGCGATCTTGTCCGATCCGCCCGAAGACTTGGCTTTCTTCAGTTGAGCCCGAAGGCGAGCGTTCTCGGCTTCGGCATCTGCTCGCGCTTTGGCCTCTCGGCGTTTGGCGCGGCGCTCACGTTCGAGCCTGTCTTCAAACTTCTTGGAAAATTTATCGCGTGGCTGGGTGCCCTCGTCGCCCTTGCCGTCGTCACCCTCGTCAGTTCGGGGAGGTTTCCCGGAACCGTAGTCGATGGCGTCGAGATCTTCGTCACCCGTCGGCGTGCCCTCATCCGTAGATGTTCGAGCCCGGCGAGTAATTCCGGTGTCGTCTTTGGCGTCGAGGTCGATCTCCAGGGTCCCGGACTCGTCGTCCGACACGCCATGAAGGTCCTCGAAGACTATGTCATCTGGTTCGGCGCTTAGCCTGCTCATCAGTCCTTGTCTCCAGTCCGAGGGCGTCTACCCCCGGCATTTCAGATTATGCTCAAAATCACCACTTACAGGCAACCCTATACGAGTTTCTTTCTGTAGGGCTCAGGATCGTCCACAACGCACAGCACAGCGTCATCGTTCATGAGAACGAATACCCTGCCGTCAGCCAGTTCGATGCGCTGGCCGCCATACGTGGGGAACAGGACCCAGTCGCCGATCTTCGGGTTGTGCTGGTCTTGGAGCTTGGGAGAGCTGTATGCCAGGTCCCCCATGGCCACGACCTGCCCTACCACGGTCACGAACTCCTGGTCCTGCTGGACCTTGTGGGTGAGCGCGATTCCGCCATCGCTGACGGCTTTCGCCTGGAGCGGGCGCACGAGGATGCGCCACAGCAGGGGCTGAGGC